TCACCATTATCTGTAAACAGGGTTAAATCTAGCTCTGAGACTCCACCAGATGCCTTGTCAGCGATTAAACGCTTACCATAGACCTCGACATAGTCCTCACCCTTATAACGCCCCTCAGAGACTCCTGTAGACAGGTTAAACCATGCCTTTGAATCCTCACCAAATACGAAGGTCTTATCACCCAAAGGAAAAGACAGCATATAAAAGCTCTGCCCTTCAATCCTGACTACGGTTCCAATAGCGTCACTAGTCGTCATTAAATCAAATTGATGGCTAACGGCTATTGAAGTAATGTTTTGTGGTTGAGAGCCTGAAACTCTATAGGCGCGTCTATCATCACCCAGAAAATACATGAAGTCATCGGTCGCAACTACCGAGTGAATAGCACCCAAGCCTATATTCATCGTGCCATTCTGAACCCTTGCAACGGGAGGGTTGCCTGAGCCTGAATTCCACCATGTCTCTATAGACTTCTCGCCAAAGACATAAATACGTTCCCTAAAGGCAAATACCCTTATCGTGTCATCAGGGGAACTTTCTGCTGTAGCGAAGTTGTTAGATAAAAAACTATCAGGGTCACCAACATTCGAGACTTGGAACTTTCCACCATTCCCGTCATAAATCATCTGCTGGTTGATATAGGTAACGCTATTACCGTTTTGGAAGTCTGTATCAGTGATAGTGATTAAAGTGGTTCCGGTTAATTGATAACCAGTTGAACCTGTTGTAATAATTAGATTAGTGCCATCGTTGGCAAATATGCAACGGTTAGTGCCTGCAATAGTCCCAAGGTTAGTAACCACACCAGCCGAATCAATTTTATGAAGCCGGTTATCATTAACTTTATATAACTCATCGTTAAATACCGTCATTCCTCGGTTATTGCCCGATAATGTAGCAAAAACCTTGCATCCAGGCCATGTAGTCAACGATACCTCTGTTATACCCGCCTGTTCAGACTGTGGTATGAGATTCATTGTTTTCTCTATGGAAACGGCTTCTGAACGGTGTTCGTAGGACTGCCCCACAACCTTAACCGGAACAGTTTTAAAGGAAGTGGCTTTCAAGGGGTAGCCCCTTCCATTCTAATCTTGGGTGCAGGGCCATACCTCCCTCTCTTGTCTGCCTTGTTAATGCCTTTTATGGAGTTAATAAACATCTCATAATAAGATTTGGCTACATCATGCTCATGGACATTTAAGAATAAAGCCCATAAAGCACCGTATAGATAAACCATTGGAGAGTCTGTAAGGATTGAGTTAGTTGGCGCTGCATCACTTAAAGGCGTTAGCTTTTTAAGATACTGCATCTCAATGGTATAAGCTGAATCTGGTGTGACATCAAACTCTAGCTGAGTTGTGACTGTAAAGAATCTTGGCTGTCCTGTTGTCCCTCTAACGGCTAACTGCTCTGGGGCCATATAGGTCACATCACAATTACCATTGGACGTTACAATGTTAAGTCTACGCATCTAGTAAAAATAAGTTAGGTAATGCCAAGAACCGACCCGATGCTGATGCTGTAGCCCTAGCTTCCATTGCCCTCGTTCTGATAGGCTCAAAGGTGTTTGCATACATCTCGCTCTCTGCGATAGAGATATAGTCCTCTACATTGGCTTCCTGATCGCCACGCTTAGACCATTCGAGTATGCTTGATTTAAGATTACTAAAGTTGTCCAAACTCATAAGCTGTCCCTTCTCATATTCGGCCCTCTTTAGTCCTTAGTTTGGAATTATCCCTATCATTGAGTTTAAGCATAAGTAAGTGCCTGTTCTCTTTCTTTAAGATATTACAACCAAACTCTTTATTCCATTTCTCTATTAAAACAATAGGAACTGTAGCGACTTTGTGTAGATCACCCTTCCAACCAGTTTCTTGAGCATTACGCTCAATCTGATTCTGTTTAAGGTATGGTTCAACGTCCTGTGTCTTTTTAATGGTAGAGATACCCGTCATCTCATCATAGTGAAATGTATCAACTACGCCTTCATGTATGTCGAGTATCTCAGCCATAACTACTCCTAAGTTAAGGGGCCGAAGCCCCATATCATTACGCAGTTGTCAAGTCAGCAACGATGCCGCTTGAAGCCTCATTTCTAGCTTCCAAGGTGTATTCAACCAGTAATTGCTTACGGTCGGTATCACCTGTCTTAGCCAGATCATCTTCCTGGAAGTCACGCAATGTCGCAAATGCCCACATATCCATCTCTAATACAAGAGCGGAACGCGCACGCTGGAATCGGTTAGGAACAATCACAAGATCGCCGTAGTCACCTACATAGACATTAATTGCTGCTTCTAATCGCTTCTCACCTGCATCAACATTACGTACAGCATTACCAGTAAATGTTGAAACAACCTGCTTGTTAAACGAACCAACCATTACAGTGTCAGGATTACCACCTGAATCCCATGCCTCACGAAGAACCTCTTTTAATAGAGTCTCTGTAAAGGCTCGCTGAGTACCATCACCTCGCGTGTCTGCGCCTGTACCAGCAGGATCAGAACCAGTCACACCAAATGATGTATTGGTTGCAATCCAAGCTTCGACACCAGCACACTCTCGCGCTGTTGAAGAAGTACCAACTACTTTAGCATTACTTGCCAAGAGAGAGCTTTCAACATCACGCTTCAACTCTTTGCCCATCTTGAAGATTTGCTTGGCAAACTCATCAGCACGACCAGCAGAATCAACTGCTCGCTGAGTACCTGTTACACGTGGAACCTTATCACTGATCTGAGTATAGTTACCCAGTCGTGTGGTGGGTGCTGCTGCGGTCGTCGTAGCATCATCACCTTCAATTACAGCATTGGTTGCTATTGCTGTGGCAAGTGTTTCTGTCTGCCACTCATGGTTTGTAGCTGTAGCAGCTACTTTAGGAATCCCTGATAAAAAGGGCGTTTCGGTTGGTGAAATCATATAAATGACGTCACTCAAGTCATCTCTATTACCAACAGCATCATAACTGTCAAAGGTATCGGTAGGCTGAGCCATAATATTCTCCTAGCGGATTATCCGCTTAATCTTGATCGTATAGCAGCAATGGCATCTTTCTCACTTCCAGTCTTTCTAAAACGATTTATCGCTTCTTCTGAATTTGAGATTTTACGCTTTGCCGCCTTCGTTGTCGGTGTTACTTTTGGGGCTTTGGCAACCTTCTTCTTGATGGCCGGAGCCTTAGCAGATAATCCTTGTAACTTGCCTAATTTAACTAACATCATATAAAACCTGTGATCTACAATATTTGCTAACTCAGCATCACTAAAGCCAATTTCAGACGCAACCTTTAAAGCACTGTTGATGTCTGCTTCTTTAACTTTAGTATCTGACCATTCAGGCATCTTACCCGTTAAAATGTGTGATTCATCTACCGCCTTCTGACGAAATGCCTCATCACGCTTCTTCGTAGCATCCTCAATAGCCTTATTCTGCTTAGTCTAAAGCGTTTCTACGCCTTAAATACTCTGACGGGTCATCATCCGCCAATTCGTCCCAATTCACGCTATCAAACTCGGACTTAACCTGCTCTTGTAATGAAGCTATGCCTGATTCAAGGTCAGACTGTAATTTGTCTGTTGCCTTTACTCTGGACTCTAGCGCCTTACGCTGATTGGCTAACTCTGTCGTTTTCTTCGTGTAGTCAGACTGTCTTAGTCCACTCTCCTTCAACGCTTTGATTTCACTGGGGGTAATCTCTATATCTCCTACGAGATATGTAGAATCCTCTGATTCATCATTTGTTTCCGGTTCGCTTTCTTCGGTATCATCTGCCTCTGCATCGACAACCGATTCAGATTCTTCCGTTGTTTCGGGTTCTTCTGTTTCAGCTTCTATGGCCTCGACTTCATCATCGTTATCGACTTCGTCAAGCGATACAGCTTCATCCTCTTTGGCTGGCTCTTTAAGCTCCTCCGGTGATGTTGCTGCCTTAATCTTTGTTAACATATCGTTTTGACTGATTCCATCTGCATGGCTGTTCAGTGTTGGCAATATCATCTTAATTGTCCTTTAGTTAAAGTCTACCCATTTTCCCTGTTGTGACGATTCGTTGCAAATACTTCTCGATAGCGTCTACCGTTTGCATCTTCCGCCATACCTCCGTCCTTGACTTGCTTTCATACCATTTTGTATCTTGAAACTTCTGGAACAAGTCTGCTCGTAATGCCGTGACCGCTTCTTTGAACATCGGAGTATCCAGTAACTGCTGAGCCTCATTTGCCCTTATTCTCTCCTGTTCCTTAGTTTTGTGTTTCAACTTTAGTCCCCTCTATGCCCTTTCCAGGAATATCTTTCTTGAACTTAAGCTCTAACTCTGAGTATTTAAGCTCAAGATTAGCAACCAACTGCTTCTGTTCTTCTAACAAAGTCTCGTTAAATTGACGTTGGTCTTCTGCTAACTTGGCAATACTAAGCTCCTGATCTGCCTTAGCCTCAAGCAAACTAGCTTCTGCTCTAATCCTTTCAGCCTCAGCTAATGGATTTTGCGCTTGCTCTAATGCTGCCTTCTGCTGTTCTGCCAAACTCAATAACTGTTCATTCTGAGCCTGTAATGTCTCTGCTGGAATAGCCGGGTCATTAAAGAAGTCATTAGTTTTTGGAAGTCCCATTGACTTAACAATCTTGGCTAAAGAATTATATATCTTCTTGTCATCCGTTAAGAGCGATCCGCTTTCCTTTAACTGTTGGTGTATTTGGAGCAATGCAGCCATATTGGTAACTGTAGTCTCGTCATCACCAGCCGCCAAGCCTACCGTTGAGACAAGATGGTGATTCATCTTCCATTTTCTAGGGTCTACTGTTAAAGGCTTGCCCAATACGCTTATTTCTTTACTACTGTCTTGGAAATGACTAACCATCCACGCCAAGCCCTCATATAGCTCTCTGTAGCCTGTTTCAGCCATATTACGTGCTACTAGCTCAACCTTAGCCTCACCCTGCTGCTGGACGCCTACGAACCGTGTAGCGGTTTCATTAAATAACTGGTCTGAATCTAATCCTTGGTTCGCTAGATAGGTTCCCGTAGTCTGTGCGCGTTTAGTGTCCATGTATTGAACAACTTGTAATGCCTTATCGCCAATATACGGTGTNTTCTAGTTGTGCTACGGCTGAATGAGGNTCTCCTGTCGTTCTAACAATACCGTTTGGTCTAACCGTCAATAANTCGTCAATATTAGTAATATCATCATTAACCACTACTCTGGCGTTATTAACNCGATAAATATTGTTCAATATCTGTCTGGTTAGAACTGAATTAACTCTTTGAGCCTGTACAGTGATCTCTGCGCGACTTCTNCCAATAGCCTTATGTGGTATACCTATTGCTGAAAGCATCGCGTATGGCGCTATACTGAACGGCTCGTTCTCTAACAATGTATTTCCAGCCTTGAGGATATGCCTTCTCTCTGCTATTCCATCGCCATCAAAATCAACTTTTATATAAAGATTGGATAGCTCTACCTCTTGACTAGCCCAATGATGGACATCATCGGAAGATCGATCACCTCCTTGGTCTTTAAATCGTATTTGATTTAAGTTGCTATTTTCTCTTTCGGAATCGCCATGAGTCGGAATATTTCTTACAGTATCCTCGTCATAACCCATCTGGATAAGCGTGGAACGACTTACCATACACCTATCACCAACCAAGTCTGCATCATCCTTATTCCTTGCGTTTCTGGAAATCAGGAAGTTCTCGGTTGGGATATTCTTAATAACAAAGTCGCGCTTTGTAATCGTTGACCTGAATTTAATGGAGTTCTCGCCACCTTCTGAATCTTGCTCGATAATGTCAATCTCAACATCATCTTTAAATGACTCAACCTCAAGATCGTTTACAAGCACAATCAACTCGTCATCAGATAAGCCTGTGTACTCGTTTTCCTCAACTTCTTCACGTTCTTCATAGTCATAACGAACAACGCCTGTTTTCTGTATTTCAGCGTCCTTTAGCCAGTCAAAGATAATCTTGTAGGAATCTTTTTGATGCCGGATAATCCAGTTAATATAAGCAGTCTTTTCTTCTGCCTCTAAAATATCCTTCTCATTACCAGTGGTTGCCTTAAATTCCATCACATCATTCTGATTCAGGAATATTCGAGCAAGACTGGGCATGTCTGACTCTATTACATCAGCAACATCGGTTGAAACGACACTCGATTCATCAGAGCGTTCATCACCAAAAGGATTCGCGAAGTAATAGTCTAAATACTTCTCGTTCTCCTCCATGTATTCGCCATTAAAGATCGTTGCCTCTCTTTCAGCGGCTCCTACTAATGCAATTAGCTCATCTTCTGACATTTCAGCCATAATAAGCTCCTATCGGCGCTTCTTCTTTATTTTAACTACAGGCTTTTCAATACCAGGGTCAGGCTGGCCTGCAATAGACCTTACCTCTGGGCTGATAATATTAACCTTGCGCTCTAAAAGCTCAACACGCGTATTTAATTCCCTGATCTCATTCTTTAGCTGGATACTCATGCAACACCTACTCTTTCATAGTTAAGTTTACCCCATTTTGGCTTAGGCGCTGGATTAGCAAAACACATTACCAGTGCATCAGCCATATTAGGGGATTTTACATCACGCTTCTTCATATCCTGTTTAGACTCTATCTGGATAAAGGAATTGGCTCCATGCTTCCTGTTTACCCTATAAAGCTCTGCTTTTAACGTATCCAAGTCAACAATATCACTGGATAGGCTTATCATGTCATCGAAGTCCGTAAAATAGCCCTTTTCTACGGCATTATACGTTGCTTCGAATCTATCTCTTAAATACCACCAATATTGCGCTCGCTTGTTCTTAAAAGTGTCTTTATTCGACTTCCCATCAGTATATATCTTGTTCTCAAAGTCCTTTTTATCATTACCGCCATATCCAGTGACTCTAATCGTTTTACCCTCTACACGCTTATCTAAGCCGACTTTAACGCCTCTACCGAGCCCATCTGAGTCATATACCAGTTGATCGGCCTTTAACTCCTCAGCATAGTTGAATACTCTGTTAATAGCCTCTGGTAATTCTCCATCATCCCACTGTCTACCAAAGGTGATAACAGAGCCATGTCTCATTACAGCGGCCTTAGCATCATTTCCTGTATCAGCAGGGTCAAATCCCATACATCTAACGCCTACCGGCTCCCAACCTTTTAGCTTCTTATGTGCGTCTATCGAAGCATGAACCCACTCAGGCTGGATAATTGCTTCCGTATAATCACCAAAAATC